AAAGTAATCACTTATTTGTAAAGTATAACTATCATAAAGATGTGTATTTCCATTAGGAGTTAATACTCCAGCAGCTGTTTCAACTAATGTAATTCCTACCGTTGCTGTTACATCAACACCATTACCGTTTATAATTGTCACAGTCATAGATGTATTATTTATAGCTGATCCCAACGCGTCTTCTACGTAAAAGTCATTAGTTATAATTGGCCCTTGTCCAGTTGTATATACTTGAACTGGATTTGTATAATTTCTATCTTCTACAAAATCAAAAGCATAATCTTCTATACCAGCTGGAATAGAAGGCACAGTTGTATTAATAGCATTGTTTAAATCTAAAATCTTACCAGTGGTAGAGGTTTCCCAAAATAATTCTAATTTTGATTCAACTGGTTTAGTCTCATAAACACTTAAGAAAAAAGGATAAGGATCTGGTGCTGGGGGATTTTGATTTCCTCCACTACCTATTAATTTTTGAGTTGATACTCTCGCTAAATAAGGGTTTGAAGTACTATCATAAACATCGGCAAGTACCTCAAATGCAACCGTTGAGTCTTGCCAATATTCTGATTGAAATAAATCTGATTGTCTAGCAATCTGCGTTGTAATATCGGCTACTAAATCCGGTAGATACTGGGTGTTGTAAAGAGGAAGTGTTACAGGAGCTACATTTGGTTTTACTGGTAACTCCGGGGTTACTCTTCCAAACAATTCTACACTACTTCTAAACTGGGCTTGATTTGGTCCTACTTCTTTTAAATCTCTTGGTACTTTGTTTATATTATCATTAAATAAAGTAATAGTCGATGTGTATATTTCTCCTTCAGGATAATTTCCCATATTTTCTGGCAAACCAGTTAATATACCCGGTAAATAAACATTATAATAATCTTGTTGTTTTTGTTTAACTACAACTTTATAAGTATACCATCCAAGTGGATTATAATCACTACTAGTTGGATCTCCGTTATATAAACCAGGAGTACCCAATTCAGGATTAAAAGCTGAATCTATTATATTGTTAAAATATATTTTTAAACTATTACCAGGCCAATCAACTATGTTGTTAAAGTTTTGAGTATCATATTCATCTTGATAAGGTACATATATAGTGTCTGCACCAAATTGAGGGTTAGGTGCAGCAGCTGCTACAAAGTTTTGATTGTTTGAGAGTAACACTGTCGATGTTCTTCCATACCTGTCAGATAAAACTATTCCTACTTGATAATATCTATTTTGTTTTACTGTATGATTTGGATAAGCTGAATAACTGTAATTAGTATTTGCCTCATCATAAGGGATTTTAGAAGATATACCTACATTGTAATCTAAAGAGACTGGTGGCGTGTGTTTATTTTGAAAATTACTATATACAATTCTATTACTTATTACTTCTTGACCTAAAGCTTTTACAGGGACTTTGTCATACACTCTCGTAGTTTGATTTTCAGGTAGAGTTTTAAATGGTTCAGTAGCTAAGTAATCATATTCATAGATAGTTACAGCACCAGCTGTATTTAGTTGTTCTGTTGTTATTCTATCTACTACTTGTACAGCTACACTATCAGATTCTTTATATAATAATTCTATTTCTTCAATATTTAAAACATCTAACAATTCATTAGCATCTAATTGACTACCATCTATTCCATCAGGCATTGGTATTTGTAAAAATATTCTATTAACTAAATTCTCCATAAAAGATACTACTGTACTTTCATAAGTTCTAGTTTCATCACTCACTTCATCACCGGCTGGAGTAATAATTCCTTCTAAAAAATAACCATATTGTTTTGGAATAAAACATACCTGCGTGAATGGAGCCATTAAAGAAAATTCTCCATCTGTAAATTTAAATCTATAACTAAACCTTATGAATTTATCAGTTAAAAAATCTTGATTACCTGGATAACTTGAGACACCAGCGGTATTCTCCCAATTAGGATTTTGATAACCAAAATATAACATAACAGGTTTTGAAGCAAATGCTTCGAATCTAGCTTGAAAGTTAGTTCCATCTCTTTGAGCAATAACAAATGTTCCTGGAGCTGGACTAGAAACAATATATACATTATCTTCTGGTGTTATTTGACCATCACTTGTCCATATTTGATATCCCTCAGTAACAGCTCGAGCATCACTCATACCTATAGTATAAGTTGCTACATCTACATTTATTTCTTGAGGTGCTATAGGTGAAGCAATATTGTTGTTCATCTGTACTTGAGCAATCATTGGAGAAGTAGAACTTACAGCGTCTACCATAGTTGTTTCAATAACACCAGCGTTATCTTTCCAGACTTCAATTGGTTTGTAAGGATTATATTTACAAACGGTAATTTGATCTTCAGTTGTATATGGTAAATCAGCTATAGAAGTAAAATTAGCTATTAAAGTAGCGTCTGGATTATTTATATTTATAACTCTAGGTTGATTTCTATTGTCAGTCCAAAACATTAAATCTTCTACAATATTAACATTTCTTATTTGATATCCTGTAGAAAAATTTAAAAATGTTCCAGCTGAATATATATAAATATTTCCATTATCTATATCATATCTTACTATAGCATTTTGACTAGATTTAATATAAGTTAATTTTTCAACAAAGTTATCAGTTAAAAATAAATATATTCTACTATTTACTTCATCTGCATATTGACCAATTATAACTAAAGGATCAGGTGTAGATAAAACATCTCCAACAATTTTACCTATATCTCCATTTAATACTAGTTCTGTTCCTTGTACGTTTTCAGCAGCTCCAACGTTACTATCTTCTGACTTTGATATTGCTATATTCTGAGCGTCACGATATTCACCGTTAGGTAGTAATCTTTCATCTAAGTCCTTATTCATTTTGGACTTTAGAAAAGTATTTTTTATTTCTGCCATTTAATTTTAATGTTTAATCCATTTAGATTTTCCACGCATAACTTGTACTATTTGATCTAATTTAATATTAGATAATCTAATTTTAGCATTTCTTAGTTTTGCACTTTTTTCTTTTTGATATCTTTTAACAATGTACTCAGGCATACGAGCTCTAGTAGCTACAACCTGGTAATTTATATACGCATAGAGAGCTTCTTCAGCCATCTTAGGTATTCTAGTATCTAAATCTGAAGAAAGTCCATCAGATATATATTCTAATACAATTAATCTTCCAGCTAAATTACTAGAAAAAGTAAATTTACCTTGTCTTTCATCTATTCCAAACCAACCGTTTGTATTACTTGTTTGAGGATTTAAACCATATCTCTGTCCTACTATTTGATTCCAGTATAAAGGAAAAGGAGTACTAAAGTAATCTGTATAATAACTCCACCAATTACCACTCCATCCAGATATTAATCTATCGTTAGCAACTCTCCAAGCTTGTTTAGTTAATGAGGTTGTTTCTAAGTTTTCACTTAAAGCATCTTGAATTGGTAAACCATCTTGATCTTGTGCTAGACTTTCATAAGGATTAGTAGTTAAACCATTGTTAGGTAATATAGTGTGTAACACTCCTAATTCATCTTTCCATGCTAACCTAACATAGTTGACATAGTCTTGAGGTATAACCAAAGATAAACTAGCTGGTATCTGTAATTCTTGAGATTTAATACTTTTTAAAGTATCATAACTAAATTCTTGTAAACCTCTTTTAGCATGAAATATAACATCTGTTCTTTTAACACTAGGTATTAATTTACCAGCGCCTACATAAGCAATCATATAATTAGTTACTACATCGTGTAATTTTGTATATGAATATCCACCATAATTCTGCCAAACTGTATTCTCAGTTAATTGAACTTTTAAATAATCTCCAGCGTTTAAACCACCTGTTACCGTGATAGTGTTATCTACTACTGTATAAGTATTATATAATGGGGTGTATGTTACACCACCATCTATACTAACTTCTAAATAAAAGTTATTTGTAGGCCAATTAACATTTGTAGGATCAGATGTAGCAAAAATCAAGTTTGTGTTAAATGTAGTAGGGAAACTAAAGTTAACACCGTCTGCTATGAACGTTTGTGTTCCTGCGTAATACTGTCTATTGTTTTCAGAAATTAGTGTCATTTATTATAATTTTTCATTTTGCTCATTCATTGCAGCTTCTTGAGCAGCCGCTTGTACTATCTGAGGATCTCTAATAATTATCCCCGCATACATTAATATTTTTATTACAACTTCACTTTGTTCAGAAGGATGAAGTTCAAATTGAGTAGAACCAGTTGGGTTTAGTGCAGGTTCATAAGCTGTACTGTTATAAACATATTGACCTTGAGCCCCAGTTTCATAACCCCATCTAACAGGAATTGGTTTACGAACATAATTCACCGTGACCCTACTAGTTATAGTTCTGGGTCTTACAAACAATAATTCGTTTTCATATAAGTAAGTTGGAAATTGTAATGAAGCTCTGGTTAATCCAGATTTTTCTACATAATAAAAATCATTTCTATCTAATCTTTGTAGCTCTACTTCTTCATCATAAACAGCTGTTCCGAGTCTATAAAACTCAACTGTATTACCGTAAAAATCTACGGTGGGGAGAGTAAAATAACCTTGTGGAGTATAGTTGCATTCTCCAAAGGTTTTAAATATAGCTATTTTCTCATCTATATTCATCTGCCTGTCAGCATAATCAGTATCAGTTTGCATGACACGCAGTTGTTGATTTAAATCATCAAAGTATTTTTCAAATATATCTAACTGTACTTGTGTAGCTGTTTTATTAAATTCATCAGGTGTCATGTATCCACGCTGTTCTTTATTTAGAATTAATAATACAGTTCTATAGACAGTATTTACGTTTATAGCCATAGTATATTGTTGTTATAATAAAGGCGAGCGTTAACCCGCCTATTTATTATTAGTATAGTTTCTTTTCTATAGACTTCAGCACCATGATACCTTCATCAGTTTTTAAGAAACTTGCAAAGGCACTATATGGATTTTCTCCAAAAGGAACTTTCATTATAATTTCTTTAGTTTCTGCCCATAAAAAATCTTTATTTTTATTAGACAAATCAATTATACCTTGTTCAACTGCTTTTATAGATGTGTTTCTTAACTGAACATTTTCATCGCTTGCTAATTTAATAAACAATGAAGGTTTAGTTTTAGCGAATACTAGTATATCTCTTTTTAATTCTTTAGAACTTAAAGTTGATACACTTGATCCTTTTTCCACTCTTAATATAGCTTCTGCTAAATCAATATCTATATTTCTTGCAATATTCATAGCATCTAATTCAAATTCTAATTGATCTACTTCATGAATAGCTGCTTGAACTGGTTGTCTTTCAGCATATTTTTTGTTTAAACCTGGGTGATATAATGACATCAATTTTTGTAATGCTTGGTATTCTTTTGGAACAACCAATACACCATCTTTAAATTGTATGTGCTTTAAAGTTACTTCTCCTTTTTGCTCATCAACAAATGGTGAGTTCTGGTTAGTAGCATATCTTAAAGCTCTTTGTTCATTAGTTTCAGGATCAAACCATAATAATGGGTATCTCTGCGTGTGTCTTGAAGACAATGTATAAGTTATAGGTTCTCTACCACCTAATAAATAATATTGTCTGTCTTTTATTTCCCAAGAGTCGTCAACAACGACCTCTTTGTTTTTTTTCTTTTTTGTCATGATATAATATAATTAAATAAGTTAAAGGTATAAGGGCGCCGAAGCGCCCGTAACCTTATGAAAAGTATTAAGAAGTCATTAATACAAAGTTGTTAGCACCTTGTACACATAAACATCTTTCAGATAAGAAGTTAACTTCCATCGCATCTAGATCAGAAGTGTAAGCACCACCGACAGAACCAGTGATCCAAGACTTCATTCTTCTATCATCCGTTTGAGAAGCTCTATATCTTACGTGTAAGAATGGACGTCTAATGTTAGTACCAAGAATTTGGTCATAAACAGTAGAAGTACCAGCAGGAATTAATACTCCTTCGATGTCACTATTTTGAGTATAGTTACTAGAACCACCTCTTGTAGAAGCATCGTTTAAGTATTTCCAACTTGTCTTATAGAAATCGTAAGATCCTCTTCTAAATCCTGAGAACTGTAAGTTAAGAGCCATTTCTTCAGAATTTTCAAATACACCGTAAGATGTACCACCGATACCGTAAGAGTTTTGAGAAGCAAGCATGTTGTCTATGTCAAGCTCTGTAGCTCTGTCTAAGAATAACATGTTTTCTTCAATAGCTCCTTGGGAATCTAAATTCTCAAGAATTGTATCGAAATCAGCTAATGCACCAGCGAAAGCAGAGAATACATTTCCTCTGTCAACGATAGCAGCAAATAAACCTTGAGTACCTAGTAAAGCAGCGTTATTAGTATTAAAGTCTGTAATACCACCCTGTGCTTGAGTATGGAATAAGTTAGGTACACCCGCGTTAATTTCCGCGTCTTCACCTTCAACCATAACCATTTCTAAGTAATCTTCGAATCTTAATCTAGTTTCTGATTCAGCTTTTAGATACCATAAGTATCCGTTTGTTCCGTCTTCAGCAGCTACTTCAACCCAACCGATTTGTGCAGTATCAGAACCAGATACAACGTATCTATCTCTAATAATAACTGGTTTGTTTGAGAACTGTGTGAAAGATGGCTCAACGTTTTCTAATACTCCTGAACTTCCTTTTGGATATTCAGAACCATATACGAATACTTTGAATCCTACAGCATCAGCAGGAATTTGTGCTCCAGTTCCCGCTCCCGTTTGACGGTAAGGGAATACTTGGATCTGCTCAACCGCACCTAAAGCCGTTGCAGGTGCAATACCAGAATCAGCAACATACGCTTTGATAGCATCTCCACCAGACTTAGGTAGAATTACTACAGTCATACCTGGAGTAATTACGTTTGCAAGTCCTGGAGTTGGATTTATAAATAGACTTAATATGTTTCCTGGAGCAAGCGTTGCTTGTACAGTATCATAAGATATATGTAATCTATTTTGTTCAGACCAAACTACTTGATCAGATGTCATCGGCATTTCAGCGCCGACCATTCTTATAAAGCCAGAAAGAGTTCTGTTTCCATATCTCTCAACTTCAGCTTCATAAATTTCAGGTAAGTACTGCTGAGCAAAGTCATTAGTACCATCTGTAAAACTAAGGTAGTTATCCGACGTGATCTGTTGGACCTGTGACGGATTTAACGTACCAAATAAAGGATTTAAGGGCATAATTAATTGTTTTTAAATTATCGTTTTTTGATTTTTAATTTATTAGTATCAGAACCACTAATAGCACGAACCTTTAAACCACCTATAAATACATCACCACTTGGAGACGTACGCGCCTCTGTAGATACATTTTTAGATTTATTCACAACATCTTTAACAGCATCGGCTTTGCCTTGCTCATAAAAGTGATGTGCTATTTTGTCCGCATTTCTAGCAGCAAAGATTGCTTTGTGATAACCTTGAGTATCTTGTACGTTGCCCTTATCGTCCAGAAACTTCTGAACAAAGTCTTGTAAATTACTCTGAGCCTTTCCAACTTCACTTGGATTTTTAACACCGTATCTATATTTCTTTTCACCAACTGCAAAATCAAAACCTTTGAATTCATCAGTGAATAAATTAGTCGTCTTTTGTTTAAAATCCTCATGTTGTTGTAAAGCAACTTCCTGATTTTTTTGGTAGCGGTTAAAAAAGTCAATAGCTTTTTGTTGTTGTTCAGTAACACCCGGTCTCAATCTTACTTGTTCGTAGTATTTACTTTTAACATCTTCTAAAAAGTTTTTGGCTTTTGCAACCTCTTCCTTGTAAGCGAGTTTTTTTCTTTTGATGTCTCGCTCTTCATCAACGTCTTCATCATAGTCGAAATTTTCTTCCATGATAAATTTTATTTCCTCATCATCAAGATGGGGTTTGCTTTTTTTGTAATATTCTTTAAGTAAAACTTCAGAATCAATTGAAGAGTAATCAGCATTTAATCTAACGTAATCTTCCATTGTTCCATTAGTTTCCTCCATGAATTTAACCAGTTTTTCTATGTTTTCTGGTAATACAATTTCTTTTTCTGTAGATTTTTGAGGTACAGATTGTTTTAAAGGTTCATCAGTAATCTCTTGTAAAGGAATTACTTCTTCTTCGGTTTCCCGTACATCTTCAACCACTGTTTTGCTGTCTCCCTTGTCTTCGGGTTTTTCGACAGGAACATTGCTATCATCTGTCTTTGATGTTTGAACGGCATCTTCTTGAGGTTTTTGTGTTAAATCTACTTTAGCTTCAACAGTTGGTGTAACTGTTTCTTCTACTTTTTTACTTAAATCTACTTTAACAGGTTCTTTTGTATCAACTTGTTCTTTAATAGATTTCTTCTTGATCTTTAAAGATCCAGAATCTTTGTTTTTTGCCATAATAAAATAATATAAAATTAATAAAAAATACTACACAAATGCTTCTAAATCAAATGCGCCAGGTAATTGTTCGTTGTTTTCAAAATCAACTGGCATAGTATCATTTTTTCTTTGTGAAATCATTTCACTTTGCTGTGTAGCTTGTATCTTTGTTCTGTTGTCTTTTCGGTTTTCTAGTTCTTGTTCTTTTAGTGTTCTAGCTTCTATATCTAATTCAGCTAGTCTTCTATCAAACTCATATTTCACCTGCATTAACTCTTTTTTAATTGCAGCTTCTTTTTCCATTCTTGAAATTTCAAATTGAGATTTACCTTGTTCAATTTGTAACTGTGTGTTTGCTAACGCTTCTTGTTTCTGTACTTCAGACATTGCTGCTTGCTCAGCTGCTTTAGCATTAGCTTGAGCTTGCATTTGAATATTTTGTTGTTGTACCTGTTGTTCGTAAGCTTGTTTTTGTTTACGTCTTAGTTTTAATAACTGATTAGCTAGTTTGATATTATTTACTTCTCTAATATCTATAGCATCTTCTAAATTAATACCTCCTGATTTTAAAGCAATTTGTATACTTTGCTCTAACTGCGCTTTTTCTTCAGCATCTGGTTCTAATTCTAAATAAATACCAAAATCAAAAAGATTTAAATTTTTAACTTCATTTAAAGTTCCTACATTAAAAGTACTAATAGAATTCTTTAAAGATTCAGCTAGTAATTCATGATCTAAACAATCAGCAACTCTTAATGAAATATTTTCTGCAGTTCTAACGGCTAAATACAACGATCCTTGTAATATATGTCTAGTTGCTACATTAGAGTTATAAGCAGCTAACTTCTGTAATCCTACTAACGAATCAGGATCTGGAGTACTAGCGTCTCTAGCTTCATTTAAGCCGGTTACATCTCTAATCATCTGTAGATAATATTGATAAGTCGTAATTAAACTTTGAAGTTTAGAACCTGCATTAGAAGTTTGTAATTCTTGAATAGGAACTTTACCTCTATTTGGATCTCCTTCTTGAGTAAGTGATCTACCAACTATACTACCAGTTTGGAAATACATGTTTAAAGCTTCTTGAGGATTATAATTAGTTCCATTACCTAAATCCACTTCTGCTAATCCATCTACATCTACATAAACACCATCAGGTACCATACGAGATATAACTTGTTGCATTTTTAAATGCGTTAATTGTATCATATCCGCGAATCCTGTAACTCTACTTACTAATGATTCTATTCTACCATGATACATTCTTGGAGCACATATTGAATAATTCATTCTAACCTTTGTACTATCAGCAAAAGGCCTAGACATGTTTTCTGCTAACTTCCAAGATATCATATTATTTATACCTAGTATTTTAGCTCCTGTAAATAAAACCTCAATAGATCTTGAAACTCTATCAAAGTTATCATTCTCTCCAGGATTAAATGTATCAGGTTTTTCTAAAGCTTTTTCTAAACCTTGATCAGTCTTTTTAATTTTAAAAACTTGATCCATATATGTTTTATATTCAAAAAACATAACAGCCACCACGTCAGGTGCTTCATTCCAGTTTCTTAAATAATTTTGTTCACCAGGAAATTTTTCAATTTCTTTTAATTCTTGTTCAGTTAAATAAGGGAATTGTTTTTTAAGCTCTGATATACTAATCATTTTAACCTCACCAACATAATATAAATCTTCAAAATTAGGATCTTTAGTATATGAGTAAACCATTTCTGCTGGATCTACATATTCTACTGTTACTCCATTTGAAGTATTAAAATTAGTTTTAACGGCTCCAATACCTAGTATTACTAAATCTTGTATAATTCTAGTCTTAGTTTCTTTAAATTTATTTTTAGCTAAAACATTAGATATTACTTCTTCTTCTGCTATCTCTATACTCTGCTTATAATCCAACTGCATATGTAGAGATAATTCTTCTTTATTTTCTGGTAGGTTTTCTTTATTCTGTGTAGAATATAAGTCTAAACCTAATGTGTCCTTAGCATCTCTTAAATAATCTCTAGCAGATATATCACGCATCAATGCTGTTGCGTAATCAGTTCTTTTCTTAACTGAATCTGGATCTTGTGAGTAAGCTTTAATATCGTAATCTCTATCAGATAAACCATTCACTACTATATCTACAAATTTAGATAAAATAGGAACTGGTTTCCAGTCTAGATTTAAATAAGATAAATCACCGTTTATAGCTAATTCATCTTTATATTTTTGTATTGATTGTTCTCCTCTAGCGTATAGTCTTCTATTATGATACTCAGAATAATTAGTTTTAAATAATCCATAACCGCTAGCACTGCCATTACCAAATCTATTATTACTAAACCATTCGTTTTCAATTGCTCTAGCTACTTTTAGGCCGTATTCATATGTGTTCTTTTCTTCGAAAGGTACTACCTGACTAGGAAAGCCACTTAGATAATTAGTGTCTACACCATTCATTTATTGTATGATTTTTGAGTTATAACCCTCGTTTTTGTATCTTTTAAAACCTAAAGGAACAACTTCCCTTTTAAAATCCGCAACTGGTTTATACTTATTTTTATTACAAGCCATTATAGCTAATCCAGAACTAATAGCAGCATCAAATTTAGTTCTATTGTTTATATTAAATTTAGCCCAATCTTCTAACGTCCTTTGAAAATACAGATCTCCATAACTCTCATTATTATATCCTACATAGTTTTCAATATACATTTCAATTGCTGCGGCATGAGCTTGCTTTATATCTTCACTAGAGTTCGGTATACCACCCACTTCTTTTTCTGTTGTAGATAATTTATTCCAAACTTTATCAGGTCTGTTCATAGAATAACCTCTATAACCTCTACGTTTTAAATAGTAGAGTAATCGGGGTTTATTATTTTCCGCTAATAAAGGCATTCCATAAAAAACTAAAGCCATTAATACATCTTCGAAAAATATATCTGCTGTTTGAGGTCTAGCTATATATTCTAAAAAGAAATGATTAGCTGGTGAATCTTCCATGCTAAACTTAGTAAGTCCATGCAAAGCACCTTTAGAACCTCTACTATCTACTGTTCCTGATATGTCATAACTATCACAACCAAAAGCACCCATGTGTTCATTACCAGGATATTTTGAATTATTTTTTAGTATGACTTTATTTTGTTGTTCCCTATTAGGAACCCAAGAAATATTAAACCTACCATCTTTGCTAGGTGAAAAAATAACTTGTGTATCTTTTATACCATTTTCCCATTGAAAATTACCTTTTGTAATTAAAGGACTCATTCCTAAAACTTCTTCATTGTAATCTATTTGTTGGTATAACTTAGTAAGGTTGAATAATGACGCTTTTGTTTCATCTCTAAAAGCATGTTTCTCTGTACGAGGAAACTGTCTGTAGTATTCGTTTAAAGCATCTTGATCACCTTTTAAACCATCAACTTCATTCTGCCAATAATCAATAACACCTAACGTTATTTCATAACCATCGGGCCCATACCGTTTTGTTTTTGGAGTGTCGAAGACAGGTAAGCCATTAGAATCAATGTATCCTTCGTAGTTCCATTCCATAGGTATGAACAAATTATATAATCCCGAGCGAGTCTGTCCATTGGCGTTTCTTTTAGTAACATCTGAATCATAGTATAATTTTTTAAAGTTATCACCACCTTTATCTAACGCATTAGATGTTGATCCCATCATACATTTTCCCACTATTTTACTACCTAGTCTTAATGTTGTTTTGGTAACTCTCCAATTGTTTAATATATTATTAGGTCTTTCCCACTTACCACTTTCATCATGAACTAATAGTTTTAGTTTTTCACCATCATAACTATTATCTCCTGTATTTTTCCAATCTATTGTAGTATCTAATCCTTTTAAATCATCTAAAGATTCATCAGGACCAGCAGCTATTTTACGTCGTGTAAATTTACTAGCAGGTACACGATAAGCTAGTTCGGTTTTAGGACGATCCATACCATCTTGAGTAGGTTTAAAAAAGAAAGGATAGTTAACTGATATAGGAACTACTTTGTCTGTGAACATACTTTTTGCGTCAGGTCCAGATTTGGATAATATTCCGTAACGTGAATCACTAGATATAGTAGCTAAATTTACAACCTCTCCTGATGCCATAAAAGAAAATCCAGAACGTCTATTTTTAAGATAACACATTCCGAAACATCTAGAATCAGCTTTACAAGCTTCCCAAAAAATAAAAAATAATCTATTTGATTCTCTAAAATCTGGTGCACCAACGTCTATTTTAGACCATTGTAAATACATGTAATGAGTTCCAGTGACATATGTTGGTATATTATTATTATAAAACCAAAACCCTGAATCTCTACGATTAAACTCATTATCAATGTAATCGTACCATTGTTCTTTAAAATCTTCTGGGTATTGTTTAAAATCAAATACAGTTTTTATTTTACTTAACTGTTTAGGATATTCAACTTTTTCCCATTTATTTGTTTTGAACTCGCAAACATCTTTTGGTTTAGGCAAAGCTATTCTTAAGTTCTGTATTTCATATATTTCTCCTATAGTACCATCTTTACTAATTACAACTACATCATATTCTTTGTTGTAACCATATTGCCATTTTTTAGATTTATTTAATCTTTTAATTACTTTAGGATTTATATGATCATCTATTATCTTGTATAAAGTTTGTTGATACATTATTTAGATCTCCTTTCTGCAAACCCTTTAAAAGTTTTTTCTTTAACTTCTTTTGGTTTAGCTTCTAACATATCTTTCTCTTCCTGTATACGATTAAGTATTTCAAAGGCATCGAATATAGCTAGTTTTTTTGTAGCAGCAGCATTTTTTAATCTATCTGCAGATATATCATCATTGGAATCTACAATAGGTTCTTTAGCAACCTTTATTAATTCTTCCACCGCCTTTTGCCCAGCGTGGATTATATTCAATTTCGTTTCCTTGGTTTTCATACTTAACAGAGATATTTTTAGATTTCATACAATATAATAATTCTTCATCAATTAAAAATCTCCATTCTCTACCAGGTGGATATCCTATAATATCTCCTTGTTTTAAACCTTTTTCTTTTAATTGATTGTTATTGAATTTTATAACACCAGTAAGATCTCTGTCTTTTAGTGGTTTTATAAAACAATATTCACCAAATGTTTTCCATTCATCATTTTGATTAAATAGATAAATTTGATCTGGTGCTGCGAAATATAGTTCTTCATTGAAGTATGATGCAGAGTTTCTTTCTAAACCACTTTGGTCATACCATCTTCTAAAGATATTGTGATGTACCACTACTATATCTCCAACGTTTATATTGGTTTGGTAGGCTGTTGGCACTGCAACAACTTTTGCAAACCTACTTATAAACTCAAACTCTTCGATTGAAGCGTTTACTATTAACTTCTTCTTACCAACTCTTATTTCATTTTCATATCTTTCAGTAAGAGGTGTAATAATAAAATTTTCAATACTTCTCATTAATATTCTAAATCATACTCAACGGATATAGCCATGTTAGAATTAAACTTCTTCCACGGCAATACCTCATCATTCTTTTTAATAAAAATATTATAAGAACTGTCAGTATCATCTAATAATATACAAGATATTTCATGTCCACCATAAACCTGTTGACCTAAAGAATAGTGCATAGCATCGTTCTTATAGTCAGCGCCAATACTGATTTTTCTTATATTCGAATCCATTAGTCAACTTTTTTTAAGTTTTCTACTGGAATCTCAGTATATGTTCCATCGCTAACATTAATATTGATTGGCCCGTATGCTTTTTCTAGCTCTTGTTTAAGTGATTCCATTGTTTTTTTAACTTCTGGAACTTGATTTAAAACATCTTGCTTTTGGGCTTCTAATGCACCAATTTGACTAATTAATGTAGCCATGTTAGATTGGTTTTCTTGAATTCTTGTTAATTCTTCTTCAGTAATTTTTTTAATTTCTTCACTCATAATTTAATTTTATTTAATTTTAATAATAGTTTACTATTTATTATTACCTATACTTTTGAATTTTTCCGCTCCTCGGGAACCAAAATAGGCTACATATACAGTTATTAATAGAGATTTAAGTAAATCTATCCACCCCATCTCAATACCAAAACTGATATCAAACCCATCTAATAATATAAATAATACTAAAGCTATTGTTAAAAATATAAGAGTCATTGGTCTGGTGTTCTTAGAAAGCCATGAATCTGACTTCATATCACTTTGCCAACGTTTTGATACCTCTTGCATTTCAACAATATCCATTTCTAAAAGCTTCATAGCTTTTTCTTTATCTTCTGGTGGTAATGATTCTTCTTTAGAGATAAGGTTTTTAACAACCCCAAACACTCCATTATCTGGTAATACATCACCTACCGTACCTAATATACCAGGTGCAGCTCCAGCTAGGAACTGACCTACTTTCGTTTCACTAAACCTTTTTTTCTTTGGCATAAGCTTCTTTTTCCCATGGTAAATTCTTTGCTCCTTCTTTCATTTGAGAACGAGTATATCTTTTTCCTTTCCACCAAACATAATCATCATCATAAGATAAGTCACCTCTCAATATTTGATCAGTATGTACTTTTTCATGACTAATAGTATTTTCTTCCTTTTCTATAGGAAGTTTATCATTTAATACAATACAACCAGTATTTAGTGTAACCCCGTGAACTGTAGGGTCTTCCATTTCTCTCCTATATACTGGTGTTGTATCTATCTCGTAAGGTGGTTTTATTTTAAAAGCCATCTACTTAAGTGTTATCCTTTAGTAGTAGCTCTTTCACCAACTGGTCCACCATCTCTCATTTGACCAATTTCTCTTTTAGCTTTAGCGCCTTTAACTTGATCAACATCTGGAGTATCTACTACGTCACCTTCTTGGCGAGCTGCAGAGTCATCCCATGATTTTAGAGATTTGTCCATTTCATGAATTTTTCTTTTAGCGTCATGAATTAATTCTCTTTCACGAATCATACCCCATCTAGGGTGATTACCTGTGTATTGTCTATCTGACATAATTGTTGTTTTTAATTGTTAATTATTTTTTTAATAACTCTATTTCTTTCTTAAGTTCTTTTATAATCTTATATAGTTCTTGAGTTGCTGATATATTAAGCATAGCTAAAGCATCATAATCTACAGTTTTGTAGTCATCAACTTCTTTACCATATACAACTACATCGCTAGTTTTATCTGAAGCAACTTTTACATTATCTTCATTTACCTCAACAACACCAACTATCTCTTCATCATTTCCAGGATAAATAAGTTTTACCTTATCTCCTACTTTACAATCAAATGCTAAATCAATAACACCGTTTTTAATTGTAGTTTGTTTAAATACATCAGGTATTATTTCTGTACCTTCTTTCACAGCCATTGGATAATGCTCTTCTACTTGTTGAGCAATTACCTTTTTGTGATCACCAGTACCTTTTACTGGATCGATATATTTATAATCTGATACTTCAATTTTAGATATAGTCTCTAAATCTTCTTTAGAATTACTTACTGATATATCTTTTTTAATTCTTTCATCAGAGAATACATGTACACCTGATGACATTACTCTACCTGCTGTATGTATACTAATTGCAAATACTCCTACTCCTGCAAAATTTTGGAAAGGACCACCTGCTCCTGTATATAAGAAGTAATCAAATGGACTACCATTGTAATCTATCCAAGTATTTAATTCAAAAGCTCCTTTACTATTAGCAGCTCCAAATAATCCCATACCAATTGTTGGTTTAGAGTTGGTACTACCATTAGTTGTAAACGTTAATTCATTACTGCTATCTAATTGTTGACTAGCATTCCAGAAAGCTAAAGTATCAGCTAATATTATTGCTGGAGGATTCCAACTCTGTGTGAATGTAGCTAATGTACCATCACCACGATAATATTGATCTGTAGTACCAGTCCATCTAGTTTGTAAAGCTCCGGTTCCATCTATATAATCTGTTGCTGCACCAGCACCAGTTACTGCAAAAGTTCCTGCTCCTGTTATTGGAGAACCTGCTACACTAAATGCAGCGGGCATTGTTAAAGCAACACTGGTTACACTTCCTGTAGGAACCCAAGAAGTTCCTGTTACTGTAGAACTTAAAACTTCTCCAGCACCACCAGCATTACCAGCTGTATCATAATAAACACCTTCAATGTAAGCATCTTTGAAAGAATAAACAGAAGAACCTAAATCTACACCATTATCATAATGAGGATGCCAAGCTGTAGTATCATCATTACCTATAACAACTATATTTGAACCATGTCCAGTAGCGTCTTTACCTATAACTATAGAGTTATCATCATTGTTATTAAGAAGTCTAGCATTAGCTCCAACAGCAATATTTTCACTACCAGTTGTTAATGGAAAACCAGCCTTATATCCTACCAAAGTATTAGTATTTCCAGTAGTAATAAGATCTCCTGCATTACCACCAACAGCTGTATTAAATATTGTTATACCAACTCCGTCTTGATTTTTTAAAGCTTGATGACCTACGGCTGTACTATTACCCTGTTCACTGCCTTCAGTTGAAAGAGCTTCAAAACCGATAGCAGTGTGAGCGCCTCCAGTTGTAAAACTGCTTCCAGCGTCAACTCCTATTAAAGTTAAAGCAAATCCATCAGTAATACTTTTACCAGCGCCACTACCTATTAAAGTATTATTAGTCGCTAAAGCTGTCATATTTACTCCTGCACCTACACCTAAGCTAGTATTGTTAGCACCTACTGGATTTGGAGATTCACCTTGTAAAAATACATTATTTGCTACATCATAAGTATAAGGCCAAGGTATTACACCTGGTGGAGTAGACCATGCGCCACTTCCATCTAAGTAAGTAGATACACTACCTCCGCTTGGTACATAACCTTCATTAGTTGTACCCGCATATTCATTAAGTGTTATAGTAACCGAACCTGTAGCGTTTGTTAAAGTGGTTATAGGATCTCCTGTAGATACACCAACTGCGGTTGAAATATCTGTAACTAGGTTTATACCAGTTCCTGGAGTAACCCATTCTACTCCATTTCCTGCGCCTAAGCTACTTAATATATCTCCAGCATTACCGGCAGCAGCACTTCCATCATAAAGATCATTATTTATTTCTAAGTTCTGAGTAGATAAACCACCTAGTCCAGAAACTTCTATATAATCACTAGAGAAAACTCCAGCAGCTGCTTGTTGTACCATTATTGAATCACCTAATATACCACCTGGTCCATTCGTCCAACGAGGTATATATTCGGTTAATCCTGTTCCACCAGCTGTGGCTAGATCAGCTGGAGTAATTTTTACATTTACTCCTCCCTGATAACCTACAACATATTCTACTAACGTGGGATTAGTTTCAATTGTAAAAGCTGAAAATTTTATATTTGCCATTTGTTTTTTTTTATTTATTCTCTAATCATTAAATCACCACCTGCTTCAGTTTCCATTAAGTCAACACCATTCTCTAATATTATAAAGTTGGTTATTGGTGGTGGAAGAAAAGCGTTATTTACAGGTATAGCTAAATTTGCATTAGCACTTCCTAAAATTGTTGGTGCCATTAGAGTAGAGCTATTATATCGGTTGCTGTAGTACCAGATGCATTTACTCTTCCTACATTAATAGGAATAAAAGATGCGTCACCTACGTTTTTTAATACTACTGGTTGCTCTGCAGAAGTTTGAATACTTACATCTCCTCCTGTTCCTATGTATAATAAGAAAGAATTAGATTTTGGATTACCTTGAAATATAGTATAGTTTTCTGGAGTAGCAGTAAATATTGTAGCACTTAAAGTTAATTGAATATCACTATCTACATCTACTACAGTAGCGACATTTCCAGTTGTGTTGTTATATACCACATCTCCTTCTTGTACAGCTGGTATAGTTGTACCAACTCCTTCGAACTTTGCACCACCGTCTATTAAAGTAGAACCTAAAAAAGAAGTGTTTGCACCAGATGCTTTTAAATAAGGTTGAGGTATGTTAACTGTATCGCTAGGAATTACATCAATAGCGAAGCCAGCTTGATTTTGAGGAAAGTTTGATATTGCCATTTTATTTTGCTATTTGTGTTATTGGACCTGGAGTATAAGGAGTAGCTCCTAATTTTAACTTCATTCCAGTTATACCTCTACTGTCACCCATTCCCATAGGCATACCAGAAGGATCTAATGGTCCTTCCCAGATATACTGTTGTCCTGATTGTGTTTTATTTGTTGCCATAATTTATTTAGTTATATATGTATTAATAATTTTTTAACTCCATAAAGAAGAGTATCTATTTGAAAATGGATTAGATGTATTTAAATCTGTATATTGGTTCGTTAAATCAAAATACTCTTCTCCCATCGTTTGAGGAGATTCAGCCATCATTGCTTCTTGACTTCTAACTATTTTATCTGCCGCAGTTCGTTTCCAGTGTTTTATCCTTTCTTGATAACGATCATCATTTCTTTCTTCAGTTATTCTTCTTGTATTACGGAAAGCTTGATCTCCAAACATCCTTCTTTGAGTTTCCATCGGAGTAACCATAGCTGTTTCTCTATCAAACCTACCAGCTGTTCTTAAGTTTCTAGCATAGTTTGATGTATCAAAGGAATCGATACGGCTTTGGATTGTTGAGCTATTTTCATCTTCTGTTGTAACATCTGCAGATGGAACATTAGCATTAATAGGTGTTATAGGTTGTCTAGCTGGAGCCACAGCGCTAGCCAATGGTGGTACTAAAGCTGGAGGCATATTCATATCTACCGCCGCGTTTGTTGCTGCTGAATACCAATTTTGATAAGGCATTATCTAAATTTTTTCATTAAACTACCAATAGGTTTACCAGCAGTTATAGATTCCGTGTGAGAGATAAAAGGTCTTTTCTTATATAAAGCTTCACCTCTTCTTGGAGGATCACCTTCATCTTTAACTCCAAAGTTAGTATTAAGAGCATCATAAATATTATACTGACCGAAAAGACTAGTTGGATTTGTTGTTGAACCTGCAATACTCCATTTAGGTTTATTGGATGAGAATGTATTCCATCTTCTATCATATACACTAGAAGTAGAAGAATCAGGAAATAAGATATTGTTACCAGAAAAATTACTTTTATTATTAATTCTCTTGTCTATCTCATCTTGGTCCGCCTTAGCTTTATCTGCAGCTGCTTTAAGTTTAGCATCTCTATCTTTAATACCTTCATTATAAACATCTCTTCTATCTACTTTATCAGTAAATATTGATCTTAATGATTGGTTTCTATCTAAAAATCTATCAACTTGCTTTTTAGTTCTTCTAGCTTTATCTCCAACAGTTCCACCAGTCTCCAGGTTTTCCATGAACTCAGTAGATATATTACTAAAATCAGCATCCTCACCATATTTTCTTACCATCTTTTTAATCGATTTTTTTTCACGATTAAAATTCTTTTTATCAAGTTTACTTTTTAATCTAATATGTTCAGGGCTTCCTGGTTTTGTTTTGGATAATTTTAATTCTAAACCTTTCAAACCAGTTGATGTTCTTCTTCTTTCTTTAGCATCTTCTAAGACCGCATCTGTACTAAAGTCACCTACAAAGGGCTCATACTTAACCGGAGCTATAACGTTGGATTCATCCCATATTCCAGGTTGGCTATAAACATTGTTCATAGCTTCTTGGTATCTTGATAATTGTTGTTTTAAGGGAGAGTTGTTTTGTCTTGCCATCTTTCTTTATCTTTATTAACGTGATCTATAGATGTTTGTAACACCTTATTCATATACGTATCACCTTTCATTATAGTATTTCTTCTTTCACTAGTTGGTATATCATCTTCACCTAGCATTATTCTATAAATCCTTTTTATTAATTGTTTACCTTTAAAAGAAACTTTATATATATTGTATTTCCGTGTAGTTCTATTTCTATATCTCCACACTTTAACCCAATCATTTTGAATTAACCTATTCCATCTTCTATTATCCCAACTATATGAATATGTACCTATTTTAAAATCATTAATAGTAAACATATCTATACAATCTAGATATATAAGAAGTTCTAAGTCAGCATCATTTAAGCCGTTGTTTTTACAAGCCCATTTGCGTATTATACGGTAATGTTTTAACAAGTTTAAATCTTTAAGATCACTTGCTTCTAGCTTTTTCATAAAACAACGACCACGTCTCTTGATTTGATAACGTGATATGTATCTTTATTTATTTCAATTTTGTGGCCTGCTCTGCTGTCGAAGTATATTTCATCTCCTTCATTTATACCTTTTACATCATCTCCAAAGGTTAAGACTTGAGCTTTTTCAAATCTTATATCTTCTCTTTGTCCGTGTGTTAATAACAAACCACCTTTAGTTTTTTTAACACCTTGTTCCATTGGTGTTATAATTAAGTTATCTCCTATCGCCTTCATGTACTCTAACGTTATTAATTACACAATCAGTTGATAAAATAGTGGTAGCTACAGAAGCCGCATTTTTTAAAGCGCTTTTTGTAACTAACAGTGGATCAATGATTCCACTATCAATCATATTTACCATATTTCCTGTAACCACGTTTATACCATCTCCTTCTTTTAAGTCGGTATTAGGTTCAATACCAGCATTCCTTAATATAACATCGAATGGAGATTTTATTGCGTCAAATAAAACTTCTTCTGCCTTATTAGCAGCTTTTATTTTTAACGCAGCATTAAGTAAGGCTATACCTCCGCCTGGAACTATACCTTCTTTTATCGCGGCTTTTGTAGCACACACAGCATCTTCAACTCTATCTTTCTTTTCTTTTAATTCTACATCAGAATTAGCACCAACTTTTACGTTAGCTATTTTAGCTGATAGTAATGCTAATCTTCTTTCAAGTCTTGTTATTGAACCAGGTTTAGTTTCTTTTAGTATATCTTTCTTCACTTGTTCAATAACATCTTCTACTTGTGGGGAAACACCTGCGACCTGTATAATGGTTTCATATTCTGTAGTTACTGATTTAACACATTCTCCTAAATGTTCAGGTTGGATTAAATCTAAATCATCACCTAAATGCTCATTGATAACTGTCGCTCCAGTCATCATAGCAATATCATTTAATACTTGTTTTTTAGTAACTCCAAAATTAGGAGCATCAATTATATTTATTTTTATATTACCTTTTATCTTATTCATTGCCAACGCTGCTAATACTTTAGTATCTGCATCCCCAATGATTAATAAGGCTCTATTAGTTTTTATGACATGTTCTAAAACTGCTTGGATCTTACGTATGTTCTCTATTTTAGATTCTACAATTAATATTAGAGGTTTATTAAGTTCAGCTTTCTTACCAGCTTTGTCGGTAACAAAACTCATATTTTTTAACCCTCCATCATATTGTATTCCATCTACAATTTCAATATACGTTTCAGCAGTATCTGATTCTTCCATAGCAACTACACCGGTTTTACCTACAGCTAAAAAAGCTTTAGAGATTTTATCCCCCAACTCTTTATCATTGTTAGCTGAGATAGTTGCTACTTGTTCTACCATATCATCTACAACAGGTATACTTATGTCATCTAAGTATTTTATTGTTTTGGTTACAGCTGAATCAATACCTTCTTTTAAAAATCTTACATTATTAATACCATGTTTTTTAGCTAAATGTAAAATTGAATGTGCTAGTACTGTTGCGGTTGTTGTACCATCACCAGCTTCTTTTACGGTTTTACGCGCTGCTTCTTTTATAAGCATAGCACCCATATTTTCAACTGGATCTAATAATGTAACGCTTTCTGCTACTGTAATCCCATCTTTTGTTATAGTAGGTTTACCTAAATTGTCTTCTAAGATAACACACTTACCGTTAGCCCCAAGTGTGGAGCTAACAGCTTTTGTGAGTTTATCTATTCCATTTAATATCTTATCCTGGGCTTTATCTCCAAAATTAAGATTTTTAACAAGTTTTTCTGTCATTTGATTAAATTATATTATATTGTGGTTTAGATATTATTCAAAGGTTTTAACCACCTTTGGTCCGTTTGCAAATTCTAATTTCTTAGAATAATGCTCGATTGAAGCATCTATTGCTTGTTCAGCTCCTTCTAATGTTTCTCTTCTAGTAACATCATGCCAAGTATCTTCATTAAGATCATGGTATTCTGTTTGATAAAATCCATTAGGTAGTTGAACAATTCTCCATTTGCTTTTATCTGCAACGTGTTTCCAAAGGTCAACGGTTTCTTTGGATACTTGTGGTTGACTACTCCACGATTTAGTCGTGTAATAAAACGTCATTGGTTTCGGTTTTAAAAATTAAAAATTGGTTTTACTCTCACCGAGCAGGTATATTTATATAGTCACTTGTTAAAGTGTATTTTTACTATACTACAGCATAAAGACCACCAGCAATATTTTGAGGTGCTGCTGCGGTTCCATCTGTTTGATAAACATCTCCAACTGCTAATCCACCTGCTACTGCGGCTGTATTGTCAGCATATACAGGAGCACCAGCTCCTATTGTGTTTAATAACTCTGCCATACTAAACTGTGTAGCAGTTGATGTTGCGTCGTTTGTGTTGTTGTTCTGTACAGCTACCGTTCCACCTGGTTTTGATGGATCATAAAATGATAGCTTGTAAGTTAAAGGAATATTTGCCATTTTTTTTAATATTAATTTGTTATTGTTTATTTATTATTGTGATACTCTCTCAAAAGTTATTTCAGTAGGTCTATTACCAGTATCTGAAGGGAATGGAGATATACCACCGCCAGCAAATTCTACCTCAACTTGAATAGTATCACCAGCAACTAAACTTTGAACTAAATATCCATTAAATATTTTATCTCCAGTTAGTTCAGTAGATTTATTATCTATTACATCTATTATTGTTCCATTAACGTTTAATGAAACTCTAACCTCAACTTGATTAGTTTGATCAAACCAATGTTGAGTTGTTGATATTTTCCAAGTACCGCTACCATCTGCTCCTAATGTAAATGTAGCTACTTCACCAGCTGTACCACCAACTGCATTAACACATGTCCAACCAAAATCTGTATAAGCTGTTGGGCCAGGTGCATTTGTTGAACCTTTTGTAACCTCTATAGGATTAAAAGGTAGATTACTCGCTACTCCACTAGTCCAGTTTGTATAAGCTACAGGTGTACCATCCACCCATTGAAATACTTGAACCATTTGATATCCTGTTACTTGTATGCCAGGGACAAAAACTACACTACCCCCATTATTTTGAAGAAGATCTCCTCCAGAAGCTGCTCCTGCTTGAGTTAATGCATCAATTGCAGCTTGTGCAGTTGTTTGACCAGTTCCACCGCTTGCTATTGATATTACGCCTCCGCCTCCACCAACTGTGTCAATAATATCCTGCATAGTATATGCGGTATCAGTTGTATTAACGTTAGCTTGATTTGCCGTTATATAGAGTCTATCAGAAGGATCCCAAAAGACTACGCTATATGTACTAGGTATAATTGCCATTTTCTTTTTTTTAAATTTTTAAACTACTGTCCAGGTTGAGATATCTAATACTCTATACCTTACATTTAATCTCATATTTCCATCACCCTGTGTTGGGTCTATTCCTGGTGTACTAAACACCATCGCTGTATTATCTTGTAGCAATTTTCCAGCAAAAGTAAATTGACCCTGTTCGTTTCCTTGGTAAATATCTCCAACACCATTTATAAATGCTTGTTTAAATACTGCTTGATAAGTATCTGTATTACCTACAGATCCAGATGGACATACTACTAAGTAACTTGTAAAGTCATATACAGTTGTTGCATAATCATATTTAAAAGCTACACTTAATATTTCTATAACTGTTCCCACACCTTGAGCTGGAATAACAACTTTAGGTACACTTGATAGTTGAGACATTTCAAATGGATCTACTGAAACAGTTAGTTCTTGTGATCCATCTGTTAAAGTTAAAGGATTAGTCCATTCTGTTTGAGAACCGTTAGTTGATAAAACTTGACCACTAGTACCTGATAACCCAAGGCTATCTACTAATGCACTTGAAAGTTTAATATCATCTTGGAAATCACATACACTATCAAATCTATCACTACCACCCGCTGTTCCATATATATTACTAACTCCAGTTAAATTAGCGTTAGATGTTATATTAACCGAAACGGCTGGATTCATTGTTACAGTATTTGAATCATCTGCTATTGAACTATCTCCTAGTTCTAAACCACTTGGTGTCCATTTTGCAACTTGATTTAAAGTACCACTACCTTGTAAGGAACCTGCTGCTGCCGAAGCATTTATCCACTGTACTTGACCCGCACCAGTTGAAGATAATACTTGACCAGCTGCACCTGTACTAACAAAAGCATCAGTTAATGATCCAGTAAGAGTTGTTTGATTTGCTAAGTTTACAATACTGTTGAATGTAGTTGGGGAACCTGTAACAATACCAGAACCACCAGCTGTTAAAGTTATTCCGTTAGCCGTACCTTCTAACTCTAATAAACCTGCTGCAACCATAGATATATTAGTACCATCATCAGTTGTTTGAGAATCGCCCAGTGCGCTAGGACCAGTCCATTTAGTCATTACATTTGGAGTACCAGCACCAGAGAATATAGCTGAATTATCTATTTCTTGCCAAGTATTAGCGCTAGAGAATATAGCCCAGTCGCCTACTTGCCATGAGTTAAACCCATCTAAGTTTGTTGCTCCAGCTTCACTTACTATATAATAATAACCTTGTGTTCCAACACCTGATGCTAAAGGTCCATCAACTGATGTATTAAGATTTGCATCCCAAGTTCCTCTGTATTCTAATCCAGAAGGTAAACCATCTATCCATTCAACACCTGTTACAGTGGAGGATAGTATTTGACCTAAACCACCTGGAGATCCAAGTCCGTTAGAATCAATTAGTTCTCCATATACTCTAAATTTAGACCACATGTTAACATTATTTACATTTAATGTTGTTAAATCACCGAAATCAACTTGGTTATTAAATGTTACTATTCCATTGTGAGTTTCTAGATTATTATGATCTTCTACTCCGTTCACAATCATAGTGCTATCAACTGTTAATACTTTGCCAGTAACAAATTCTGCGCTTTCAGTATGCGTTGTTAGTGGAGTTGGTGTTGCTACTTGTTTAATGTATGAATCTCCTAATTCCTGGTTAGTAACCCATACTGGCATAGTTCCAGGAGTACCGGAACCAAAACCTAACAAAGCAAGTATATAGTCAGCAATGCCGTTAACATTTATGTTTATTGTTGGATTACCTGTTACAGTCATGTCCGATGCGATTATTCGATCGGTTCCTTTTACCGTAGAGGTGGGATATGAATATATTATTGCCATTTTTTATAAGTTTTTCGGTTTTTTATCCAAGCCATAGTGCTCTGCAACGCCTTTTACAGCAGGTAAACTGTATTGACCAGCAAAATTTCTTAAAATATTGTATTGATCCGTTGTGTAATTTTCAATATCTTTAGATGTCACATCGTCCCAAGGTTTTTTAGTTTCATATGAAATTCTTGTAGTTTTTGCTATATCAGGCATTTTTATATTCTGATAAGTCTTTTTAATATTACTACTATCCTTTGCAGTTATTTGTGGATATATTATTTTACCATCTACCATTGTGTGTTGCTCTAATGGAGATCCGTGTTGAGCAACATGGCCAAATCTACCAGCAGTATTAGTTCCTATATTTTTATTTTCAGTATTAGGTTTATTTCTTCCCGAACGCGTATTTGCTTCTATATTTACTATAGCTTTAGCTTCCTCCTCAGTTCTAGGTTTAGATGTACCACCTAGTACTCCCATAGATATAGGTGTTGGAAGGGGACTACCATCTGGAATACTATATATATCTGTTTTGACTCCTCTCTGTTGTAATACATTATCAGTTCGGTTGTGTCCTACTGCATGAGTGGCTGCACCCATTTGTTTAGTTGGGTTGTTGCAATATCTTTTTTGAATTGGGTGTTTCATTTTTTTCATTAACCCAGGCGTATATGCTCCGTTCATAGTGTTGTTTTTTAAAGTGAAGTGTACATTAGTATACTTACACGTATTTATAGAAATTTACATAGAATCTATTACTATCTACTTAAGATTATAGTTTACTATAATATTACTATATACACCCTTATATAGGGAAGGGGCTGACAACAGGGTACTACTTATATAATATAACTACCTAATGTCATACCTAATTACGTATAGGGAGTATTTGCGTTGTAACTTTTTTAATTATTTTATTTGTAAAACCAAATTAATTTTTATTTTTATGGGCCCCCCTTTAATTTTTTAATTTATATAAAATTTTTTACGTTTTTATTTTTTATATATTAAAATATTTTAAATTTTTATTTTATAATTACAAACTAAATATTTTTAATAGTTGATAA